CTCTACTGCCTCTTTCATGACCTGAATAGCAGCATCTACTTTTTGTATTAGATGCTCTTGATAATCAGATCTCTGTTCTAATACTGCAACTTTACTTTTTACCTCTTGATTTCCTAACATTTTTAATATCCTGCAGACGTTTACGGTAAAATAAATTCAATTTTCTACCATACTTACGCCTCAAATCCATTACAGGATCCAAACCAGCGACTGGATCTTTCGCTTTGCTACTAAATCCAGGATCTCCTGTTTTACCAGGATCTGTGTTCATCATTTCTTCTCTAATAATATTTATTATGCGCTCGATGTCCATCAGATTGTATTGAGAATATGATTGCATTCATTATGAATTGGAATGTCATCTAATCCTGACTTAGGATAATCTGGTATTCTATTTAAAAACATCAAAAATGTTTTGATTAAAGACCAGTATTCCTTTTCAATTTTGAAAAACAAAAGAGGCACCGTTGCTTCACCAAATACATTGAAACAAATAATCAAATGGTTCAAGATTAAATGGTGCCTTAGTTCGTTCTGTTCAAGATATTTCTTTAGCAATCTCTTGATATATTTGAAGCGTTTCAAATCCTCTTCAAACTCTTCCATAGTGGAAGCATGAGGATTTTCATAATGCTTTATAGCGAATAGAAGATGGTTATCTTCATTCAATTCATCAAATCTCATTTATAATTATTTGATTGTTAGTGTAGTTGTTCCGATGCCTACGCCTCTTACAGCATGAGGATATGTGCTAACTCCAGCGATACCACCACCAAAGAATGTTCCAGCACCGCCGACATTTCTAATCATGTCAGAAGTGAATGTTTTTCCTGCAGTTGAATTCTGGAAGTCAGTAATTGTTCCTACAACATTACCTGCAACGTGGACGTTTAGGATGGTTCCAATACCTAGATTGGTTGTGAATTGGAATGCAATTCTATTGCCAATCTGACCATTGAAGTTCTTCATCATGGTGTATCCAAAACCAGTATCAGAACCTGCAGTACGTGTTCCGAAGTAAACTGGAACTTGTACATTTGGTGTCATCGATACAGCAGTACCAACAACAAACGAAGTTCCTGCACCAGTTGTTGCTCTGATATTTACAGTAGCGCCTGCTGAGCAGAAAACAGGTTCATTCCAAACAACATGAACAAATCCTGTAGCGGTTCCAATGCCTGTTGCAACGCCTGATCTAACAACTCTATTAGTACCACCAGCACCGATGCTGATTGGTGATGCAACGTTTGGATCTTCAAAGAAAACTGCAACTGGTGTAGCAGCGCCTAGTCCAGTAATTCTGCTTCCGTTTGGATCTCTTGTAGTACCAAGACCAGAAACATGAACTAGAACTTCATCATAGTATGAAGTTGATAGACCAGAGTATACCTTGTCACCGTAATGTCTGTATACCCAACCTCTTTGATCTGCAAAGCAATTATGAGGTGTTCTATTTCTGTCAACATCAATTAGATGCTTAGGAATGGCATAATAATTAGCAGCATACTCACTTTGAGTTGAAATTCCCCAAATTGCCATCTTAGTTTTTCCTATCGGTTTTGCTTGAAATATTTATAAAAATACCACAACCGAAGTTGTGGCAAGGTTAGTTTATTTAGCTACTTCTTTAGTATGGTTCTCAACAAATGAGAAGTAAAATCTATTATCCCATTCTGCTCAAACCGTTTTGTCTTTGCTAACCATTCAGATAATGATAGCAACAGACCAAGTATGATCGTAAATCCCCAGTTTGTAACTAGGCAAGTGATCATGCTTGTGGTGCGAATAGCTTCTCTTTAACTAATGCAAGAACAACATCGTCAATCGAGTTGTCGGTTGTTCTTACATACTTGGTTAAAAGATCGACAACCATTTGCTTTACAGCAGGATGTGTTGCGATTGAAATTACAAGTGGTTTTACCACTGCAACTACTGCTCCCATGATACCCTCCGAGATTTTGTTGGATATTATCCTATTTTATTTAGTTCCTTTTTTCTTCTTTTCTTTGTCCATCCAACCACCTTGCATCACCCCAGATAATGGAATTTTTACAGTGGGTTTATCATCATGTCCACCACCATAATCTCTTCCTCTATAGTCAGTTCCTTTACGCATTTTATCTTCTTGCTCACTCATCGCTTTGTTAGCTTTCATTGCAAGATTATCTTTCTTTTGTCCAGACTTTAGTTTTCTATTTGCCTCTGGAGTAGATGCTTTTGATGCTGCTTTTGTTTTTGCAGTACCAGTTCCTTTCTTACTGAATCCAGCAAGAATTTTATCTGCTTCTGCTTCTAATTTTGACTTCTTTTCTCTTTGCTGTTCTTGTTTTTTTCTGTCAGCAGCAGTCTGAGTTCTCTTCATTCTTTCAGAAGCTGGTCTAAGTGCTTCACCGAGATAGTAATCTAGTTCATTTTCAACTGCTTCATTATGTTTTGGTGATTGTCCAATACGATCAAATCTTTCCTTCTCTTTTTGTCTAGTGATTGCACTTACAATGTTGGAAGACTTCTTTTGTGCATCTTCTTTCTTCTTACCCTTTGAAGAAAGTGCAGTACGTGCTAGATTTCCTGCACGACGATACATTTTATTTTCCTTTTCTCTATCAATTTCTTTATATGCTTCTTCAATATCAGGATGTGGTGCATAAAGAGGACCTTCGTAGTTACCAGCAAATTGCTCCATCGCTTGCTTACGAATAGTAGCAAAGTAAACTTGCTTTCCTTTCTCAGCACCATACTGCTTCTTCATCGAAGCTTTCATACCAGAATTATCATATTTTTTCTTTAGATTTTTTTCTTTCTTCATCTCACCAGAAGTCATTTCTCTTTCAGAAATTTCTTCACCTTCTGGTTCATAGTGTGCTTGCTTATTTTCTTTTACAGGTTTTGCTCCAGTTGCTTTTGGTTCTTGACCTTTTGGATATACCAACTTTCCACCGCCCAATCCAGAACCAGGTTTCATTACTGGTCCAGTTGTAGCTTGCTCTGTTTTTAGATCTGGATTGATCGTTACTTTGTTTTTAATTCCCTTCTTAGGTTTCATTGGACCGCTTCCGCAGTCCTCTTCAGTAAAAAAACCGAGATCAGACCTCCAATTAGAGTGTGCTTGCTTATTTTCTTTTACAGGTTTTGCTCCAGTTGCTTTTGGTTCTTGACCTTTTGGATATACCAACTTTCCACCGCCCAATCCAGAACCAGGTTTCATGCCACCACCAAGTTTGCGTTCCTCACTTTTCATTTTCTTTTTCTTGCCACCCATCTGATCCTTACCAGTTGCACCAGCAATGACATCACCTCTAGTTACCTTATCATAAGGAGGATAATTGTTTGCTAGATTTCCGTCATTCTTCTCCTCTAAGTAAGGACGACGAAGATCATCAAAAGACTGTTCCCAGATGTTCATTGGATAGACTTATACGTTTCTGTATTTATTTATTGTATTCCCCCATCATACATTCCAAATGCCCAATATTTTTCTTCACACCAAAAACATTTTTTACAAGGATATGGTTGCTCTTTTATATCTTCAGTACACGATTCAGTTAATGGAAATAAATTTTTCATCAAATCATACTTATGATATTGAAAAGCAGTAAATTTTTTGTCTACATTCCACCAAGGATATTGTTCTTTATACTCATATTGAGCACTATCACGATAAGTATCTCTTGCAACATATGAGTTTCCAATATTTTCACTTGGATTTATTGTTGATCCTTGAATTAAAATATCAAGATTATGTTTTTTAATAAACATTTTACTACGTATTCTTAATTTCATTTGCTTTACAACTCGTGTTAATTCTATAGGAGATCTACTATAAGTCATACGTTCAAGATTATTAATGTATACCTCTGGATACATTTTTTTAATCAAATCAATTATTAGTAAAGTCTTTTCCTCACATTTACTATTAACATTATCTGTTTGTACCGCTATTATTGGAAATATTTTTCTATCAAAACTTTCTGTTTCAGATATAAATTTACATAAAAAATATAATATAAGTGTTGAATCTGTTCCTCCAGATAACCATAATCCTATATTTTTTTTATCAGTCTGGAAAAATTTTTCAAACCAATCAACTTCTATCTTACCATCAGTTAATATCATAATTTAATTTAATTTCAGTAATCCAAGATCTAAATGTATTATTATTCTCATCTAAGCAAATAACATGATTTGCTCCACGTCTAATAATAACTCCTGAAGATTTCTTAGTTTCTACAAGTTCTCCTTCTTTGAAAATATCACCTGCAAGATATTGTTCTCTAATAGATCTTTCATCTACAGGGATAATATTCATCATTATATAACGATATAATTCCCCATTCTGTTCTAAAGCAAGTTTAGCAATCTCTTGTGCTCTACTTTTCCTAACTATAATATTAATTGCGTTGTATCCACTTTCATAAATGGATTGAAGGACATCGTAGATTGTTTCTGCATTAGCATCATCAATAATGACATCACCAAAGGTTTCTTTTAGTCTAGCGATATCTGCATCTCTACTGGGAAAAATATAATAAGGAAATCCTTGAGCAGTTTCTTCTACTGCTGCTAAGATATTATTAGTGACTTCATCATTATCAAACTTATCAAAAGCAATCGTCAATGGCTCTTTACGTGCCATTGCATCAAATTCTTGTCTTGCTCTTTGATTTTGAACTACCTGTTGCAGTCTTTCGTAGTCTGCTGTTCGTGCAGCAGTTGTAGAAGTTTCAGATCCACTCGTTTTACTCGTTGTGCTACCATCAGTATTTGCTTTGGACTGAGAAGATTTTTCTCCATCTTTACTATCACCCGCTCTTGGGGTGAACATCTTGAGTTGACCTTTTACAGTTTTAGCTTTTAGTGATCCTTGTTTATCGTACCAATCACCATGCCCGTTTCCTACCAACCCCAAACGCTTTGCTTGCTGCGATGCTTGGGTGGATCTTGCTTCTAGGATAAATTGGTTGAACTGCTTCACTGATTTTCTGATAGATTTGAGTTTTATTTTTCTCAATAAACGCTAATCCTAGCGTCTTATACTGCAAATATTTAGTCTTGTCTTCTTTGTAGTTCTCAATAGACGCAATATAAAACCTCATAAAATCTTCAATTTCACGCTTCATAATTTGTTTTCTTTTCCTTAAAGACTTATATGAAGTTATTAGTTCATCAATAAGTTGGTTCATACTACAGGTTCAATTCTAATTACAGCTTCATTTAATCTAACGCCAGAAGGATCTGTTCCACGTCCCTTTAAGCGAATATCAATATAAGTTTTATCAGCAATTTCATTTACCAATCTGTCATTTATTGGTTTCAATTCTTTTTCATTGAGAATGTAATTGGCAGTCTTATCATTACCTACACCAAAAGTCATTGCACCAGTTAACGATTCTCTTACAAGTTCTCTTTTAAATGCTAAAAATAATTTATCACCTTCTGGATTTTTTTTAGATCCTAAAATAGATTGAAGTTTTTCATTTAATCCACCAGATCTTTTTGCTTCCTCAAGGATTGCTTTCATAACTGGTTGTGGTTGTTTTTTAGGACCTTCTCCTAAAGTTTGCGATAATTGATCTAAAACCATTGCAACCTTTTTTACTTCAGAAGCTCCCATTCCCCCTTCCATTGCAACTTTAAAAAGAACATCATTCAAAACTTTTACTGTTCCTTGAATTCCAGCACTTGATAATTGATATGCATCCCCCCATTTCATTGAGCATCTATATTTTATACCATCTCTCATAAAAAGAACATCAGTTTTTGGTTCTGGACTTGATCCGCCAAGTTGTCTAAACGATTTATAGAATTGTTGAGGATTAGAAGGTTGAATTTTATTCATCATTTCGTTAGCGGCAGTTTGAACTACCTGATCAATAGGTTGAAAAGACAACTTACGTATCTCATTTTGTTCACTAAGAGTAGGATTAGTAATTCTACTATATGCAGCAAGCATAATAGCATATTCAAATTGTTTTCCCTTATCGATTGCCATAAAAATACCCCTCTCCAGATATTTAGAGAAGGGGTTTCTTTCCGTTCCAATATTCAATAATAGGATGTTGGGACACATCTAATTCATGGTTTTTAGGTTTTTGATGAAGAATTGCTAATGCATGATCTTCGCGCAAGACTAAACTATTTTCTTGTTTTGCCTTACATCCATCACGATATGAGTAACAAATACTTGGTACAGGAGTTCTTTCTATTTCTTCGTTATGATAAAAATCATCTGTACCATGATATTTTTCAACGTATCCTTTAGGATCTTTCATCCAGTATTCATAGATTGAAGTATTATCTTTCCAAACCATAACACTAGAATTAAACATGGATTTAGTAGGATATTTTACTTTGTGCATAACTCCTTTCCATTTTGAATAGATTAATGAAAAGTTATCTTTATGCTCTAAAATATCTTGAATATTTCCATGGATAATAACATCCAAATCAAAGAAAATTTTTCTATCAAATTTCTTTAATTCTGGCGCAACAAACAAAAATAATTTATACCATGCTGCCCACCAATTTTTCCAAGTTAAATATTCGGATACATCAATTAAAACTACGTTAACTCCATCAATGATACCTTCAGGATTATCAGTAAAACAGAAAAATGGTGCATCAGTTTGATGACGCACCATAGTATAAAGTTTGTTTACATAATCTGAAGTAAATTTATCACCAATCTTCAAACATGTAATACAATAATTATCGATCATCTGCTGCTCGATTTTCTGAGTAATAAGCATCAAATGTCCCTTCTGGATAACGTTTAGAAAGTTTTTTGATATTCATATCAGTAAGTTCTTCCAACGAAATATCAAGAGCAAGACAAGCTTGTGCAACATACCAAAGAATATCACCAAGTTCAATCTTGAGATGTTCAATGTTATCTTCGTTTGCAGGCTTACCTTGGAAAATAATTTTCTTTACAATTTCCATAAACTCACCCGCTTCTGCAGAAATGCCAACTGCTCCAGTAAGAAGACGATGAATTTCTAGACCACCATCTTCTAGTTCTTGAATGCGAGAAACAAAAGCATCCTTATCACTTGAAGCAGGACTAGTTACTTTAGAAACAAACTCTTTATATTTTTCAAATGCCATTAGAATTTAAAATCGCTGAATTTAGCTTTGGATGATTTACCATCATCATTATTATACTCTTCTTCGTCTCCCTTGTCAAGAATATCGTCTTGAGCAGACTGTTCACAATCATAGAGACGCATCTTAGCACGATCAATACCAACAACAAATCTCTTATTGATGGTAGGATCATTATATCTATTCTTCAATTGCTTAACCATAATTTGACCCAACTGCTCCAATTCTTCACTACTAATCAAAGCAAACATTAAGTCAGCGGTAGCAGGAAGACCAAAACTTTCTGAGGTATCAGTTAGATTTGGATCAGAACTAGTAAATCCACTTCTAGTGGTTTGTGTTGCAGATACAATTGGAAGATCAAATTCAACTGCTAAACCACGAAGTTCTTCTGCAATTGCTTTCACATAAGAATATGAATTGACATTAACTGCAGAACGATAGCGAGAAGATGCACAAATGTTTAGATAGTCAATAAAGATAATATCAGGTCTAAAAGATTTCTTGAGTGCTAGTTCGTTTAGAAGTGATCTAAAATGACCAACGTGTGCAGATGCAGTGGGATATTCTTTTACGATTAGTTTCCCATTGGTACGTGAACTGAGTGCATTGATCTTCTTGAAGAAGGTGCTTTTTGGTAGTTCACTAATTTCCCTGATATTAGTGTTGAGAAGATTGGCATCAATTCTTTCTGCAATCTTTTCTTCTGCCATTTCAAGTGTGATGTATAAAACATTCTTTCCTGCGACGAGAACGCTGGAAGCAAAATGGCACATGAAAAGAGATTTACCGACACCAGTGCCAGCAAGCGCGATGTTAAGAGTTTTGTTAGAGACACCACCAGCAGTAATCTTATTAAAGTATTCAAGATCAA